TAGTCATAGCTTCAACATGCATAGACTCATCACGAATAGAGTAAGTAACTATCTGTCCCATGCCTTTCATTTTACCAAACCTAGGGAAGTTAAGTAGTATAGCAAAACTAGAGAACAACTGTAAGCCTTCTGTAAATGCTGAGTAAACGGCTAGTGTTTTAGCTATAGTTCTTTTATCAGACTTAAGAGGTTTAAACGACCCCACATAATCATGCTTGTCAGACATCTCTTCATACTCTGAAAAAGCTTTGTACTCTATCTCAGGCATACCAACAGTATCAAGAAGTAAACTGTATGCGTCTTGGTGAATTGATTCCATGTTGGCAAAAGAACTCATCATCATTCTTGCTTCAGGTTTCTTAAAGATAGGCATATACTTATCTATATAACCGGAAGCTACATCAACATCTGATTGAGTAAACAATCTAAATATCTGAGTAAGTAAATGTTTTTCTTCAGGAGTTATATCCTGCCAGTCTTTTACATCTGTGTGTAAAGGTACAGACTCAGGCATCCAATGCATTTGATTCTGTAGTTTATAGTATTCGTACATCCACGGATACTCAAACGGTTTATAATAATCTCTAGTCTTTAACAAACTCATATACATCTCCTTTTAATATTGATAATAGTTCTGTAGCTTCGGCATATTTTTTTAGCAATCCATCTGCTGTATCTATTACATCAGGGTGGTCAGCTACTCCTACTCTCATATCAAGTAGTATACTTAAATTTACTTTAGCCTCTTGTTGTTTTGCTTCATACTTTAATTTTAAAGCTTTATATATTTCTTCTTTCATATGTTATCCTTCACATGCAATACATTCCACATCATCTAAACGAATGCGTGGAATTTTAGTGTTTACGTTTTCTACATTTCTTGCCGCATTAGTTCTAAAGTAATACAACGATTTAAGTTTATTCATACCATACCAATGTACATCACTTACATACTGCATGTATTCATCATGCACTTCTTGTGGTTCTGTTGACTTGGGTAAAGTAAAAAATAAATTTACAGACTGTGCTTGACAAATAAACTCTTGTCTTTTGTAAGCGTGTTCTACAATCCATATTTGATTTATCTCATTAGCTGTTTTAAATATTTCTTTTTCAACATCACTAAGGATATCTAACTGTTGTACTGAACCTTCGTTAGCTGATATATCTTTCCAAATGTTATCTAGCTTCTTACCTTTAATTCCTTTATCTTTAAAAATCTTTTCCAGATACTTATTCTTAACTTGATAAGAACCGGATAAAGTTTTATGAGTATAACAGTTAGCCCTATAAGGCTCAATACTAGGGGAAGTACCACTGCATATAATCCCACTACTAGCATTAGGAGCAACAGCCAATANATTAGCGTTACGCATACCCGTGCCGTGAACATCAGGAGCTTCGCCCCTTTGCGTAGCAAGTTCTTTAGTAGCTGCAACGGCTCTAGATTTGATAAAGGTGAATGCTTTATGATTGAAACCAGTTGCAAATATTCCCTCGAAAGGAATGTTCCTAGATTGGAGATATGCGTGGAAGCCCATAGCACCCAGCCCCAAGCTCCTCTCTCTATATGCCGAATACGCAGATTTAGTATATCCCACCTTACCGTCTCTAACATATTTTTGAAATCTTTTAAAATTTGCACTGTATTCTCCTAACTGTGTTGTATCTATTGCGTTGTCAATATAGTGCTGTAATACATTGTCAAGCATGGTTATTAAATCTTGTATAAAGTAATCATCCTTAGACCACTTATCAAAATGTTCTAAGTTTACTGAAGATAAACAACAGACTGCTGTTCGTTCTTCATTAGTAGGTAATGTAATCTCTGAGCACAAGTTACTCTGTCTAATTTTTAAACCTAATTCTTTTTGTTTTGTTGGTAATGCTTTGTTACATGTATCTATATTAATCATGTAAGGTTCACCAGTCTCTGCTCTTGCATGAATAATCTGCCACCAAATATCTCTAGCGTTTACTATCTTAACAGCTTCGTTAGTCTTAGGGTCTATCAATCTCCAGTCTTCATCTTTTTCTACTGCATCAAGAAAAGCATTAGTAATATTAATACCGTTATGAAGATTAAGATTCTTTCTATTAATATCACCGCCTGATTCCTTACGCATGTTGATGAACTCTTCAATCTCTGGATGAGAGATATCCATGTATGCGGCATAGCTTCCTCGTCTTGTAGTGCCTTGATTAAAGGCTAACATCTGAGAATCAACTACATGCATGAAAGGAATTGAGCCAGTAGAACGACTGCCATGAGTAGTAGAAATACCGTTACTTCTAATATCTCCCCAATATCCACCAATGCCTCCACCTGAACTTGCCAACCATATATTCTCGTCATAATGAGCAGATAGACCACCCCTACTGTCAGGAACATAGTTGAGAAAACAGCTAATAGGAAGCCCACGGCTTGTTCCCCCGTTACTAAGTATAGGAGTGCTAAACATGAACCACCTGTCGGAACTGTATTTATAAAGTCTTTGAGCAAGTTCAAAATCTGTTTCACCTTTGTAGGTTGCTCCGAAGACTGAGGCTCTCGCGAATGCTTCTTGTGCATGTGTTTCGTTCTCCCAAAAATATCTATCTTTTAATGTATCAAGACTAAACTTATCAAATGTTTTTTCTTTGTCATAGTCTATTTCAATTCCTAAGTAAGGCTTAGTTCCTATCTTATCTTCAATCATTTTTCTTCCTGTAAATATAAAGCTATTATAGCATAGTGAATAATCTTTAGCAAGTCTGCGTTATTTTTTCCGTTCTTCTTTCCGTACCTCATAGCGTACTTCATAATGTTGCCTACACAGAAACCTTCTCCATGTCCTGCATCTAATATCATATCTGTTGCTTGATACTTACCATTAGCATAATGTTGTTCGTATGTTCTGTTTACATATCCAATTATATCTTTTATAATTTTGTCTTCTTTGAATTTATACTTCACTCTTCCATTCCTCCGGTAGTGTTTCCTCACTATACCAAGTGAAGTTGTTTGTTTCTGCCCATTCAGCGTGGCTTCTTTTAGTTCCGTCTTTTCTTTTCTTAGCCTGTGGCATAGGAGACAAAGGCTTTTGAAATAAAAACACTAGCTCATAGTTTTTAGGTAGTGCTTCTCTAATGTGTATGTACTTACTATACTCTGCATAGTCCCAGAACCTACCCTTAGCTTCTATCAAAATAGTTTTACCAGATATAACCTTAACAAAGTCAGGCTCGTATCTGTGCTTAACCACATAGTTAATGTTATCCCAATGATGCTTCCAACTTTTAAGAAGAGTTTGGTGTATGTCGTATTCCCACACACTATCATATCCTTTAGGAACATTTACTTTTTTAGGTCTTGGTTTTCTAGGCACTCGTCTAGGCATTAAGTTGTTCCAAAGTTATATTAGGATTTCTTTTTACCTGTTTATAAAACCATCTACGGCTATAGGCACTAAGAATAAACTTACCGTTTGCAAAGACATGCGTCTGTTGTGGTAAGAACTCATGTAAATTATTCTTATTTATTTTAGTCTCATCTTCTCCTTCAGGGACTAATGTTCTTATCCACTCTATCAAGAGTCTCTCTCCTTTACGCCTTAATAACTTAGACTTTTTTTGACTCATAATTTTTTACCAGTTTCCAATAATTTAAAATACTATTAAACATTTCTCTATGTTTAGACTGGGAATCTTTATCCCAAATGTGACAAGCTATAAGCTCTGTGTTCTCTCTATCGACAAAGATAGATACTCTTTCTACATCATTAAAGCCACAGCCTTGAGCATAAGCAGACAACTGCATACCGTGTTCATCATACACTAACTTGGCTGGGTCTTTACCTTCTAAGTTATCTTTTGTTTTAAAGTCAACAAAGATACCGGACTTAGAATATAAATCTATCTTACCACCATAGCCTAAGTCAGCACAGAAAGAATCTTCTGCTATCCATTTCTCGTCAGGGAAATTTTCATCTAACCAAGATTGAATAATCTCATAAGTCTTACTAGTACCTTCACCCAAGAATCCTTGTTCAATCATTGCGTGTATTTCTGTACCTTTCTTTGCAGCCTCTTGACCTATTCTTTTAGAATCTTGCTTACATCTATATGCAAATTCTTCTATAGATTCTAGAGGGTCTTTCTCTAAAGTCAAAGCAGAGTTAAGTGCTTGATTTATTTTCCAATTCTCTAGCGATGGTTTGGCTATCATACCAAGAACGGTAGTGACAGAGGGTACTAGGTTATCTTTCTTTGCATCTCTAAGGGTAGTGTTTCTTTCTTTACCATTAGCACCTATGACTGTGTACATTGGGTCGCCCTCTTGGGTATACCAATGACCAGATTCCGACTTAAATTTATTAGCCGACAATGTATTATATACTTCTTGTGTAGAACTGTCAAGTGTTTCTTTATTTTTTTCCATCTTCTGACTCCTTAAATGCTTTGATTACATCTGATGAGAATAGTTTTTGTAGGTTTACCAAGAACATTTTACTAGCGTTGTGGTCTCCACCAGCTACAGTTTTAAATGTATCAAGCTTATCAACTATAGTTCTAAGTACATCTGTTTTAAATACAAGAGTACAGAACTCGTTGTCTCCTACACATAAGTTATGAAACCAATAGTCTGATTCAGTTGCTCTGATACCAGAAGGTTTGTTCCAAGACTCATACTCTATACATA